TATGCAATGAGCAATCGCACAAATGTTTTCGCAGGAGGAACTAAAAATCCTGCACAGAAGTTCCTCGATTGGAAGTCCGACCAAAAAGGATTTTCTTATTACGACAAAGGATTGTCAAAAAATGTTGAAGTATCACTTCCATTTAAATTTGTTTTCCTTGATGAACTATCAACTGTTAAAGGTTGGAATGATGCCAGTAATTCAGGTATCTTCGCAAATGAAGTTAAGTATCTTTCTAAAGAGAAAATGACTGTAAAATCATTTAAAGGAGGAGAGATTGCACAAGGTTATTACAACGAGATTAAAGACCGTGTAAAGAACTCGGGTGGACACTACTCAAAGTCTATCTACATTATGTTAGAAGATGGTGCATTAGCTAACATCCAGCTGAAAGGTTCTGCTACCCAACAATGGGGAGAGTTTGTGAAAGCAAACAGACAAAGCATTACTCGTACTTGGATTAATGTAGCAAGTGCTACGGAGAACAAAAAAGGTAAAGTTGTATTCTCTATTCCAAACTTCACAATCGGTGCTGATATTGAGGATTTAGATGCAAGAGATGCTGATGCAAAGTTTGATGAGTTAGAAGCATACCTTAAAACATATCTTGCTAAAGTTGATATTACAGAGATTGAGGTTGAAGAAGAAGTAGAAGATATGCCATTTTAGCATAAAGTAACTGGCTTTAGAAAGTAAAGAAAACTAAAGGGAATACAAATCCACTTTACAGGATTGTGGTATCGGGAGCTAAAAAATGAAGCGTTAATTAGCGAGTTAGTAAGAACGGTGGGAAAGGCTAACATTTTATTACCTTTGATGGTAAGAAAGACCCTAAAAAATGGGGTTTATCTAACAAGCATAACATCCACAATGCTTTAAGAAATTAGGTGTAAAAACCGTAAGAGCCTTAATGATTTGGAGTGGATGCCAATGAGTTAAGGCTTTTTAAATTATAATTATATGAAAAGAATATTAGTAGCTTGTGAAGAAAGCCAGGCGGTAACAAAAGCATTTAGAAAATTAGGTTTTGAAGCATTTAGTTGCGATTTATTACCTTGTAGTGGAGGTCATCCCGAATGGCATTATAAAGAAGATATGTTTGAGGTTATTAAAAGAGAGCCCAAATTTGACTTAATGATTGCCTTTCCACCTTGTACTGATTTAGCAGTTAGTGGAGCAAGACATTTTGAAAGAAAGATCGCAGATGGAAGTCAAGCAAAAAGCATACAGTTTTTTATGGATGTAGTCAATGCAGATGTAGAAAGAATTGCAGTTGAAAATCCAATTGGTATTATGAGTAGATTACATAAAAAACCTAATCAAATAATACAGCCATACTGGTTTGGAGATAAAGCACAAAAAAGTACTTGCTTATGGTTAAAAAATTTACCTAACTTAGAACCTACCGACATAGTTGAAAAAGGAGAGTTTAAAGAGTGGAATGATAGAAAAACAGGTAAATTGAAAAGACAAGCATTATGGTATTATGAAGCTTTACAAAAAGCTAAATCGCCAGAACAAAGAAGAACATTAAGAAGTAAAACATTTCAAGGTATTGCCGATGCAATGGCAGAACAATGGGGAAAACAATTGTAATAATATGAAAGTATCAGTTTTTAGAGATTTATTAAAATCAAAAGAAGTTCCTTTTATCGTGCCAATCGAAAAGGTTGTTGCGAGAATTAGAGATGGCAAGAGCAAAGATTTAATTGAGCGTATTAGAAAAGGAGAAGATTTGAAAAAACAACTTCCTTGCATCTTATTCGCTGGAGAATTTACCGAAAGAAATTCAAATGGATTAGTTAATCATTCAGGACTAATGGTTGTAGATTACGACAAATACCCCGATATTGTACATATTAACGAACATTTTGAGTTATTGAAGCAAAATCCACACTTCGTTCTTTTGTTTATTTCTCCTTCAGGGAATGGTATAAAAGGAGTTGTGAAAATACCTCTATCCACCAAAGAAACGCATCCTAAATATTTCAAGGCATTTCAGAAGAAATTTGACTTTGATTATTTTGACATTGCCAATTCCAATGTGGACAGAGTTTGTTTTGAATCCTACGACCCGAATATCTATGTTAATTACGATGCTGAAATGTTTGATGCAAAATTAATTGATGAAGGATTTACAATTGCTGAACGTGTGCCGTTAATTCCAATTGGAGATGAAGATAAAATCATTGATAAAATAATGCGATTTAATTGGGGAAAAGGATTTAATGATGGAGAGCGTAACGCATTTGTATTCGATATAGCTGGAGCATTTTGTGAGTACGGAATCAGTCAATATAGTGCTGAAGGATATATTATCAATAACGTAATCATTGGAGATTTTACAGAGCAAGAAGCAAAGAACACGATAAAGTCTGCCTACCGTAAAAGGCAATTCGATTCTAAATACTTCGAGGATTATCAGAAAATAGACAGAATTAAACTGGACTTACATCGTGGCAAAGCAGAAGTAATGAAAATCCACAATATCGATGAGAGTACTTTTGATGACTTGAAAGAAGTTAGTGAACACGATAATTTTTGGCTCTTTGACAAGAAGGATAATGTAAAAATTGATTCGCTTAAATATAAATTGTTTTTAGAGAATAGTGGATTCAAAAAGCATTATGCTAATGGAAGCGACAAGCCAATGTTTGTATTCATTAAGGAAAATAAAGTAAGAGAATCATCTATATCAAGGATTAAGGATTTTGTTCTTACCTACCTACTTCAAGGAAAGCATATTGATGTATTTAATTACTGCTCAACTTATCATAACTTGTTTACAGAGCAATATTTGATAATGCTTGAGACTATCGACCTAATGATGCTGAAGGACTTAAAGGACACATCATTTATTCCATTCAACAATGGTATATTAGAAGTAACTAAAGACGATGCAGTTTTAAATGATTATATCGATGTTGATGGATATATATGGGAAAGTCAAATATTGGAGCGTGATTGGATAAAAACAAAAACAACTAACAATGACTATCAGAAATTCATAGAAAACATATCACACGATGATTCTACTGCAATGAAATGCACGATAGGTTACTTACTATTGAATTATAAAAATCGTTCTCAAAACAAGGCTGTAATCCTTAATGATGAAATTATATCAGAATCACCCGAAGGAGGAACTGGAAAAGGATTGTTCGTACAGGGCATCGGTCAGATTAGAAGGACAGACATTATAGATGGGAAGCAATACGACAATAAGAAATCATTTGCATATCAGACCATATCTTTAGAAACAAAAGTTCTTGTGTTTGATGATGTTAAGAAAGGATTCGACTTTGAAAACAATTTTAGCTTAATTACAGAAGGGATTACGCTGGAGAAGAAAAATAAGGATGCAATCAAATTAAATGTACACGAATCTCCAAAGGTAATTATATCAACCAACTATGCAATCAAAGGAGATGGACACTCGCAAGACCGTAGAAGGCACGAATTAGAGATTGCTCAATTCTATGGTAAAAACTTAACACCTGAGCAGGATTTCGGAAGGCAATTATTTGATGATTGGGAGCTGGATGACTTCCATAGATTTGATAACTATATGGTTGAATGTTTGCAAGATTACTTTACCTTTGGTCTTATTGCACAAAATAGTAAGAATACCCAACTACGTAAGTTCATTGCAAGTACATCTCCTGAGTTTAACGAATGGACAATGGATAGTGAAAACCTACCGATGGGAATAAGATTAGATAAGCAGATTTATTTAGATAACTTCAAAAGAGATTATCCCGATTTTGCACAATTCAAATTGACTCACAAACGATTCCAAATATTCATACAGAAATATTGCCAGTTTAAAGACTTGAAATATACAGATGGCAATAGCAACGGAATGAAATGGTTTATGATTGGAGAAGTAGAAGAAGAAGATAACGATTTAAAATTTTAACAATAGTCGAAATTTCGACTATAAATACAAAGTTTTAGATATGACACTAAGAGATAAATTAAAGCCAACCACATCTATAAATACACAAGGCGAAGCTGTAAGATTTGCAGATAAATCAGTAAAAGTAGCAGAAGAATTTGCTATTGGGTTTGCAGAGTGGTGTGATAACAATTACTTTAGAATGGGTAGATTGTCTTTTTGGTCTGAATCAACAGATTGGGATAATAATAAAAAACTTACAACAAAAGAATTATTAGAAATTTAAAAAAGAAAATTATGACAGTAAAACAAATTTTAAAATTACGTCCTGAATTTAAAATAGGAAATATGACAATGAGAGATTATTTTATAGTAACTCAATCAGATTCATTTTGTTCTATAAGAAGTGGACTTTGTCATGCTGATGGAGAAACTAAATCACCTTTTCTTTATGAAAGAACTATTATAGGTAAAAACTCTTTAAAAGAATCTATACATAAATTTGAAGAATGGTATCAGCAATTACTAACAAATCATATTTTCTAAGATAAAATGATGAAGAAAAAAGAATACATAGGTGCTTTTCTAGATGGATACTTTGTAGATAAAAAGTTTGATCAATACAATTTTGAATATATAAGAGCATTAGAAGAAGGAGAGAAAAAAGCAAAGAAAAAGTGGAAGCAATATAAAAAGCAAAAATTATGAGTGAAAATTTAACAGAAGGCCTATGTGAATGGCTTAAAACAACCAAGGGTATTACTAAAATAGACCTTGAAGATTTAGTTAGTTATATTCCTGAGTATGAACAACACTTAGAGGATAATAAACTAAGTTGGACTAGTAACAATGTTGAATGTGATTTATGTGGACATAAATGGGTTGCGGTTTATCCTATTGAGTTAGATAGATTAGAATGTTCTAATTGTAATAATATGGTAATGTTTGAAACAATTTAAAAATTATGGAAGCAAGATTAACATTTATTTTACCCGAAGAACAAATGGAGTTTAATAGAGCATCACAGTCTTTAGATATGGCTTGTGCTTTGTTTGATATACTGCAATTGCGTAAGGCTATGGAGAGAAGATTTGAGAGTATAGATAATACTAATAACGATGTGTTCGATGGAATAGATGCAATGGCAAAAGGAATATCGGATATACTTGAGGAACATAATATAAACATTGATAAATTGATAGAGTAATATGGAAGAATGGAAAAAGATTAAAGATTTTGAAAGTTATGAAATAAGTAACTACGGTAATGTAAAAAGTTTGCCAAAAAAGCTAAAAAATAGATATGGATATTATTATTCAAAAGAAAAGATATTAACTTCTAATATTGGCTATCAGGGATATAGATTCCAAAAAATAAATGATAAAATGTTTTCTATTCATAGATTGGTTGCCGAATATTTTTTAGATAAAGTAGATGGTAAAAACATAGTAAATCATAAAGACTTAAATATATTAAATAATAATGTAGATAATTTAGAATGGGTTACAAATAGAGAAAACATACATCACTATGAAAAAAATCAAAATAGAAGTTCTAAATACATTGGAGTTAGCTGGGATAAAGACAGAAGCAAATGGACTTCTAAAATAAAAGTAAATGGAAAAACCATTAATTTAGGAAGATTTGAAAATGAATTAGATGCTTATAAAAAATATTTGAATTATGCAAAAACTGAGGGATTATCAAGTTCGTATAGCTAATGAAGCTAATAATTTATTAAAAGAAAAAGGATTTGTATTTTTAAATATGCAAGTTCGTTTAGGTAAAACTTTGACCGCTCTTGAAACTTGTAAACTATATGGAGCTAAAAGAGTTCTATTTATAACAAAGATTAAAGCGTTTAGTTCCATACAAGGAGATTATAACAACTTTGGATATAACTTTGACTTAACTATTATTAACAAGGAATCAATCCACAAAGTATTGACTAATGATTTTGATATAGTAGTCTGTGATGAAAGCCATGGGCTGTTCGGAACATTTCCCAAGATTAATAAGTTCACTAAAATATATAAGAAACGATTTCATAAAATACCTTCTATATCATTAAGTGGAACAATGTCGCCTGAAAGTTTTTCTCAAATATTCCATCAATTTTGGATTAATGATTTTGCCCCATTTAAACAGTACACTAACTTCTACAAATGGGCGAATGATTACGTTAATGTTATCGAGCAGAATCTTGGTTATGCAAAAGTAAAGGTATATAAATATGGGGTTGAAAGTAAAATTTTACCACAAATACAACCGTATATTATAACTTTTACCCAAGCACAAGCTGGTTTTACTTCAGAAGTAAACGAACATATATTGGAGTGTCCGATGGAGGATATTACTTATGACATTATTAAGCGATTAAAACGTGATAAAATTGTGCAAGGTAAAAGTGGATTGATACTCGGAGATACTGGAGTAAAACTTATGCAGAAAGTACATCAATTGTGTTCAGGCACTTGTAAGTTTGAGGATGGCACATCGATGGTTATCGATTATAGCAAGGCAAAGTTTATTAAATGGAAGTTTGAAAACGAAAAGATTGCGATATTCTACAAGTTCAAAGAAGAATTAAATGCTTTGCGTCAAGTATATGGAGCAGAAAACTTGACAGAAGATTTAGATGAATTTAATAATACTGATAAATGTATTGCCCTTCAGATTGTGTCAGCGAGAGAAGGAATCAGCCTTAAAAACGCAAAGTATCTTGTCTATTATAATATTGATTTTAGTGCTACATCTTATTGGCAATCAAGAGATAGGCTCACCACAATGGACAGAAATACTAATGATGTTTACTGGATATTTTCTAAAGGAGGGATTGAGAAAAACATCTACAAATCTGTTATGAATAAAAAAAATTACACATTATCGAATTTTAAACGTGAAAATATTAATTAAAGTATTATATTTGTCAAATGAAAGTAAAGAAGCCGATTGAGTTTATTCCACTACCTCCTGAATGTATAAATTTCAAAGGTGTTGAGTTTTGGTTAGACCAACGTATTCAATTAACTCCATTAGGGAAAGAAATTAGATATAGTGGAATTAGAATAAATGAGAATATGCCAAATAAGTACGGAAGGTATCATTGGATATATACATTTATTTATTTAGATGGAAGCGGATTATTAGAGTTTGAATGTGATTACGATAACAATATAAAAAGATATGTTAGAAAGTGCGATACAGAGTAGTATTAAAAAGAAAATGCAAGATGATGGTTGGATTGTTATAAAGTTGATAAAGACTTCGATGAATGGTATTCCTGATTTATTGGCACTAAAAGGCGGTTGTTGCCGATTTATAGAAGTAAAGCAAAAAAAAGGAGTTTTAAGCGAAATCCAAAAATACAGAATAAACCAACTAAGAGAAATGGGTTTTGATGTTAGAGTTTGGATAGGATATGAACAAGATTATGTTTGGGATTGAGGTGTCCTCGGTCGGGAAGTCAGGCGAAATGGTTCGGTAGTTTAAACTACAAGTAGGTTCGATTCCTACCCTGACACTAAATAAATTATAAACTATGAAAGAAAACGCAATGATTAAAGTAAGTGCTATGATTGAAGTAGCAAAAAGAGAGTTAGACAATGAACCATTTTGGAAAATTGGAGTTGAAGACGCTATTAAGTTAGTTGATTCCCAATTGAGAGAGATTGAAACATTGGAGTATATTTATTCACTAATACAAAACGATAATGAGTAACACACAAGGCGGAAAAAGAGAAGGGGCAGGTCGTAAGAAATTAGATTACGATTTCAAAATATTACAATTACGTGTTCCAACAGAAATGGAAGGAGCAGTAAAAGATTTCATTAAAAAACTTAGAAAAGAATGGCATATAGCAAACACACAGTAGAAAAAAGACTCTCTATATGGGAGTATGCCGCAGAGCAAAAACAAAAAGCAAAAGAACTATTAGAAAAATGTAAAGAACGTGAAAAAGAAAAGAATTTGGCACATAAGCGACACACATAGCTATCACGATTTATTAGAAATTCCTAAAGATATTGATATAGTAATTCATTCAGGAGATTGCAGTAACGTAAGAGACCCTTACAATAATGAACCTGAAGTTAGAAAATTTATTGATTGGTATAGCGAACTTCCTATTAAACATAAAATCTATGTAGCTGGAAATCACGATTCGTCAATTGAAAAGAAGTTAGTTACTAAAGATGATTTTGAAGGTAATGGTATTTTTTATCTTGAAGATAGTTGGATAAGTATGTGTGGATTTAAAATTCACGGAAGTCCAATATCGCCAAACTTTGGTAATTGGAGCTTTATGAAAAGTAGAGACAAATTAGATAGGCATTGGGAACGAAGTGTTGATGATGATGTCGATATATTGATTACTCACACACCGCCTAAAGGAATATTAGATATTTCTGAAGATAGAGATGGTAAATTAGAATTTTGTGGCTGTAAAGCGTTAAAACGACACGTTATAACAAGAATAAAGCCAAAACTAATGTTATTCGGGCATATTCACAATAGCGATGACATTATTAACGCTGGAACAATGAAACTATCTATTTGCGATACGATATTCAGCAATGGTTCGGTAGTAACTGATAGAAGGTTTGGTAAGTTGAGCAGTAATGGAAATATATTTGAATTGTAATAAAAAACCCCTAATAGATTTATTTATTAGGGGTTACTTATTGCGGTGATTATCGCCTTTATTTACCGCTTACTTAAACTTATCCTTCATTTCTAAATGAAGTTTGTAGGCTGAATTGCTTATTTCGTAAACTTGACCACAATCTTGACATTCCATTAGTCTTTTGATAGTTCCAAGTGGAGTTACAACATTTTTAAGTAGCACTACATTTTCACTTGAGCAAGAAGGGCAACTGTATTTTAGATTTCCATTTATAACTCCAGCGTGAGTGTTCGGTTTAATATAATTCTGCATCGTTAAGAATACATCCTCTAACACAACTATATCCCCATCGCAGTAATTACCCATTTCCTCAAGAGCGTCAGGATTACCTCTCATTACTTCTTTCCACATATCAAATCCACTATGCTTTACTTTTGCTCCAACTCCTAAAAATTGTGCAATATAATCCAGCTTATTGGAATTGAAATTGAAGCCACTTTTAGCCTTTTTAAGCGTATCTAATGTCTTGTATGAGGGAAACATTGAAACCCTATGAAATATGCAACGTGTTCTTATCCATTTGATGTCAAACCTATCTCCATTATGTGCAATCATTTCATCAGCCTTGTTAGCCACCGATATAAAATCAATAAGCATTTGCTTATCGCACATATCTTTATCCCAAGTTAGTCTATGGATTTTATCCTCGTGTTCCCACTTGTAAGAGATACATATAATTTTACGCTCATCGACAATGCTGTCAGGGTGAATAGTTAGATTATATCCAATTCTCCAAGCATATACAAGATTTGGCGAAGTTTCGATGTCAAAGAAAAGTCTTTTGATATGCTCTTGGTTTTGAACAATGTCGAAATACTTATTTTCTTGTTCAGGAGTTAGTCGATAACGACCTTGCTTATTAATAGTAACTCCAATTTTGTTGGCAATATAGTGGTTAAATCTATATCTCCTTTCCGCATTTTTTTTCATATTAAATGGTTTAAGTTCCAAATATATGAATTTATTTTCTAATAATGCTTAATTTCTTCTCTTGTTCTTTGGAAATCATATATCTACCACTCTTATTTAGCTTTGCACCTATCTTTTTAGCAGTTGATTTATCCATTCTATATCTCCTGTTTGAGTTCTTTTTCATATCAATTTGAATTTATAAATTATATACGCAAATAGTGGAATTAATAACCATAGCAAGATAAGAAATGGATTAGAAGTTCTCTCTATATCTTTAACTTTTCTATTTTGAGTTACTTTTGTGTCTTGTACTTCTAACTTTTTTTCAGACACTTTTATATTCTGTATTGTATTGTCTTTTGTCTTTTTGTAGCTTAAAACAGCGTTTCTGTAAGTTATGCCATTTACTACAATATCTTTACAAGTATCCAATGGAGTTATCGTAATCTCATCAATCACAATATCGTTTTCAATTTTTATATCTTCTTTCGTCTCTATTTTAGTAGATATTTGAGACAAACTATCCTTCTTAACCTCATCTATCACTACCTTTCTTGTGCCACAAGATGATAACATTGTAATTACAATTGTAGCTAATAAAACAGATAGCCAAAACGTAATAAATCCTTTATTCCTTGAAATAAATGTCTGCTTCATAAATTCTTCTTTTAGTTAAACCTGCTAATTTTTTTGTTCCTACTTTATCCCATTTTAAAAATTCATCTTTAATTGTATGGTCTAATCTATTATTATTTACCTTCTTTAATAATGTACTTCTCATAAAATTTGCTACTCC